ACCGATACTAGCAGTGATTGGGATATTCAAGTGGCTATGGAGTTTAGGGGAATAGCATGAAATACTTTTATGTAGACCAAGATGGCAAACGATACGATAGAGATGATGCGATTGGTCAATTAGGCGATATGTACGAGCAAGATGTAGATGCTTACAACGAGTATGTGCAAGANGGTGGTTTACTNGATATNGAAGATTGGGCTACCAAAGAAGCGAAAGACTATCTCAAAGTATGCGAAGAAGATGCATGGGAAAATGGAAAGGTGGATATTGTGGTATGAGCAAGTTCAAAGTTGGCAATTTGTGTGGGTAAAGGAGTAGGGTATGATTGATATTGAAAAGGTAAGACAAGCGTTGCGCTCTCTTGATTTTATAAAAGATATTTGTGCTACCGATGAAGATATTGACACTTATGAACCAATTATTAAAAATGCACTTGATGAACTCGAACGATTACAAGCGAAAGAGATACCGATGAAAGTGACAGACGATAAATGTCCTATTTGTAAGTCGAGTTTAGTTATTGAATATTGGGATAATATTGAAGAATTAACAACAGTGCGTATTAAAATTAAAGGTTATTGTAATCATTGTGGTCAACACATAGATTGGAGTAGCAAGTAAGAGAGGGGGATAAGATGAAACACATTGTATCGTTTAGTGGAGGGTTAGGTAGTTTTGCAGTAGCGTGTTGGGTTAAGGAGAATTATCCCAATGATGAGATATTGTTAGTTTTTACTGATACCCACTTTGAAGACGAAGACCTGTATCGGTTTATTGACGAATCATCAAGTAAGTTAGAACTACCATTGCATAAGATAGGCATTGATGATACTCCACTTACATTGATGGAAAAGGACAAGTTTTTATACAACTCAAGGGTTGCTAAATGTTCCATGAAATTAAAGTCGAAACCATTTGCTAATATGCTGAAAAATGAAGATAAAAGAAATTGCGTAATATACTTTGGGATAGGGTTTGAAGAATCACACCGAACTGTTGCTATCAAGAAAGCGTACAAAGATTGGCAAGTATCATTCCCACTCGTTGATAGCATCATTGACTATAACCAATACCTAACAATGTATGGAATTAAAAGACCTCGTTTATATGATATGGGGTTTAGTCATAATAATTGTGGTGGGAGATGTGTCAAAGGTGGAATAGGGCATTGGATACAGTTATTAAAGAAAGACTATAAAAGGTTTGAAGAAATGCGTGACTTTGAAGAGTATATGCAAAAGTTGTTAAACAAGCACCATCAAAGTTCTAAAATATATTCATTTCTAAAGCGATATGGTAAACCATATAAACTTAATATGTTGGAAAAAGATTATCAAAGACAAGGGGAACAATTAGAGTTCGATTTTGGAGAAGATATTGGTGGTTGTGGATGCTTTGTTGATTACAAATGAAAGGTAGGCATCTATGTTAAAGCGTATCTACCGATATTGGAATTGCACACTCATCAAGTACGAGCGGTTGATTGCAATGAGAAGTCCATTTAGCAACAACATTTATCTCATGCGATACAAGATTGAGTACACGATAAGGGGAAAGAGAGTTTACAAGATACCGAGATACCGATACATTATTGACATCAGGAAGAGAGGGAAGTAGTTGGCACACATACATCACAAGTGCAAGGCATACGAGCATTTTAGGAAGTTAGCATTAGAAACTGACCGATACTTATACTACATCAACTCATTAGGATTCTTCGAGAGGGTAGACAAGTTAAAGTTAAAATCATTTCAAAACACAAGTGATATCCTATTTGAGAAAATGGTACGAACGATTAGTCACAACAAAGCGAAGCAACCGATACTAGTAAGCAGGATACAAGGGAAGCAATACAGCATCAAGGCCACTATTATTAGAATCATTAAGAATTATGATTACGATGCTATGAATGAAGTAATACTACACAAAGACAATAATTATATGAACTGCAACATTGAAAACTTACGAGTGATTAAAAAGTGTGAAGTGCCTAATGGAAATCGAAGCAGGTGGAAGTTAAGATTAAACGAAAAAGAGGAGATATTCGACAACACGAAAGAATTATGCAAGCGATTAGGTGTTTGCAAATCAACATTTGAGAAGTACTTATCAGGGTTATACACAAGCAACCATTGGTTAAACGAAGTGGAGATAGAGAGGTTATAATGAAGATACAAGAAGTCATTGAAGTAATTATCGGTTGGGTTATTCTATTTATCCTCATCATCAGCATTGCTTTACTAGTATCGACACAACTACAAAGTGATAACGAACCACTGAACAATGAAGACTACTATTGTGGGTTATACGATGAGATAAAGCCAAAGGGCATATTAATCGAATCCAACAACAAGTATCAAGTATTGCGGTACATTGAAGACGAATCGCCATTAACCATCACGCGAATTATACATACTTATTATTTATACGTTAATACAAGTCTTGTGTGTGTAAATACTTATTATGACAATACAATAGAAATAAGGAGATAAAGAACGAGTGGCCAACAACAAGCAAGTCATGGAGTGGTTAAGTCGATACAAAGAGTCGATGGTCAATTTATCCTTACTAGCAGACCGCATCGCAACGATACGAAGCAAAGTAGGTAATGCAACAGGAAGTGGCATCAACCTTAACGATGCAGGCAAGTGCAGTGTACACAAGGCAAGTGATCCTATCGCGGACTTATCCTATCAACTACAGGAACTACAAAGCAACTACAACAAGTTAATCAAGGAAACGAGCAAGTTAGAGAGGGAAACAACGAACGCGATTTATTCACTACCGAATCAAGCGATACTCGAGCGTGACATACTCATCAACAAGTACTTATACTTTTATCCCAACGAGAAGAACTACAAGTCATTAAACCTACTTAAAAAGACCTTTGAGTATCATCTCGATATTGGTCACAGGTTATTAAATGTGCATCTTATCGAAACACATCAAATCATCGAGATTGACCTAAACAACATGAATCCTGAACAGCAGTTATTAAGCAAGTTAAGCAATTAAAAATTGCATGATATTCGATTTAATTGATTAGGGTGTCAAGTCTAGTCTATAATAGAATTGCAAATTAGCATGATTTACTACTGAATAGTGTTTAACTTACACTATTCTTTTTATTTACTACCATTACATACGAAAGGGGGGTATATTTACCTATGAAAGATGGCTCTATTATTAATCCTAAATATACTTCTTCTAATGATTACAACGAATTAAAGTCACGTCTTAATAATAGTCGTTTTCGTATCAACGACGTTAATACGTTTAATCAAGACGATATTAGTAATTACTCCATATCTAGTACTTACTCTAGGCCTAATAAGTATTCTTACTGGGTAAGTAAAGAAGGACTTTTGCTTCTTGAGGGTTTTGCACGAGATGGTAAGAGCCATAACCTTATTGCAAAGGAAATAGGTATCTCACTGTCCTCACTGTTAGAGTGGAAAAAGAAGTTCCCTCAAATCAACCGAGCATTGTCACAAACAAGAGAAGTTGTGATCCGCACATTAGAAAACGCAGCGATGAAGTCAGCACTAGGATATACCGCAACTGTGATTAAACCATTGGTAGTCAAAAAGGCAATCTATGGAGAAGATGATAAGGTAGTCGGTTATGAAGAGGTAGTGGAGTATGTAGCGGAGGAAGAGTTCATCAAACCAGAGTGGAACATGCAACAGTTCTTGCTAAAGAATATTGCACCTGACAAGTACAAGGGAGATGCCAAGCAAATTGCAGAAGCACTCAATGAAGAGAAGATACAACAAGTACTCGCTATGCAACAATCGTTTCAAACTGCACTAGCGGAGATTAGCATGCAAGATTTAGAAAATGAAAATGTGGTGGTAATTGAAGATGATGAATCAACCAATAACAGTAGCAAATAAGAAACCACAGTTTATTGTCACAACATTACTTGCCAAGCGATTAGCATTGATATCGCAACGATCCACAAGGTTTGTATTGCTCGAGGGGCCTGCTCGTAGTAGTAAGACAGCATTAGCGATACAAGCAGTGCATGCAGCGTTATTAAGAGGTGCTGATATCACTACAGGGTTAATTGCTTCAAGAGATATGGATACACTCAACCAAAACATACTCGATGCTGAAGTGATAGGTTTCATGACAACGCACCCAGAGTGTACCTTGCAGCGTGATGAAATCGGTGGGTATTATATCCACGTTCCAACCTTTCAAGGCGATAAGAAGATACTCATAACAGGGTATGACAATGAATCAAGATGGAAGAAAGTGTTAGGTGGAAGTCTTGATGTAGTGTTCCTTGATGAAGCCAACATTGCTAACAAAACATTTGTGCGTGAAACATTCGCTCGGCAGATTGCATCGAACAGTCCATTGACGATATTCACAACTAATGGCGATAATCCTGACAACATGATTTATCAAGAGTTTGGAAACTATGGAAAGCCAATCGGCATGATACCTGCTTCAACGATAGCACTGTTGATGGAGTTCAAGAAGAAACATTGGAACGATGATGGTTGCGATATGGGTACTAAGAAAGGGTACTACTACTTCTTCTTCCGTATGCAAGACAATCCAACTATCACACTAGACAAATACAATGCAGCGAAGACACTCTACCCTAAAGGCAGTTATTACTACCAAACGAAGATATTGGGAGAGAGAGCGATACAAGGCGATATGATATTTGTAGACTACATGAGTGAAGAGAAACTGATAGTGGATCAACTTCCATTTCGACCTATCAGGTACACAGTAGGGTTTGATATAGGAGCAACTAAAGCCTATTCAATACTCACACTAACCGCGTGGAACAATGACTACTCTAAAGCGTGTTTCATGAAGATAGACTCATTTAACAATCAAGGGTACGAAGCCAAGCGCATGCACCTAGTACAGTTTCTATCAACGATTGAAGAGAAGCAACGCATGTTGATTGAGTCCATATCCATCGATAGCGCTGAATCCAACTTCATTGTAGATATCCAATCAGTGATTAAGAAGATGTTCGGTTTGACTGTGATACCAAGTTATAAAGCCACTATCAAAGAGCGTATTGATATGATTATCATAGGGTACAGTAGTGGGCGATTAACCATGCTACCACAGTGCCGAAAGATATACGATAGTTATAGAGCAAGCCGATGGCAAGAAGATGCAATAGGAGAGATAAGAGAAGACTTAGGGTTAGAACTAAACGATGTGATGGATAGTGCCGAGTATAGTTTAACAACGCACATGAAAGTATTTAGTAGAGGGGGTTAGTCAATGGGAATTATTAACAGTATCAATCAATGGCTTACAACCTTGAAAGATAATCGAGAAGCAAAAGAAATCAATAAACTAAGGGGGTTATTAGATAAGATGAACAAACTACAAGTGTACAATCCATACAGAGCAGGGATACCCAAGAGTCTTTATGACGATAACAAGTTTACCAAGCAGTTGAGCGAGTCTTATGTATGGTTTCAAGGGCAAGAAAGTGCGCTAAATGACTTCTACAAGGGTAAGACAGGCATAACTGAAAACTCTCAAGAAGCATCGTACTTTTGGTACGCAAGTCCTGAAGACGGAAGTGTGCGGAGAGTCCATAGTGGGTTGCCTAAACTGATTAGCATTACCATGCCTACTGTATTGTTTGGCAATGGGTACAAGATTAACGCAACTGCTTATCAAGAAGATGGCGCAAGTGTTGATGAGTTGCGAAGTCAAGAGATTCAGGAAGTCATTGATTTGCTTGCAGCCCAACAAGGTATCAATGTGAAGCAACTGTTAGAGCAATCCTCAATTACTGAATCATGGGCAGGAGATGTCGCATGGAAGATTGCAATTGACACTACATTAAGCCCATACCCTATTTTAATGGCAAGTGATCCACGCAACTATGAGCCGATTGTACAAAAGGGTATCACTATTGGAATCAAGTTCAAGGACTATGTGGAAGTTGAAACAACCAATGGCAAAAAGGTTAAGTACATCATCAACGAGATTTATACAACTGATAGCAAAGATGGTACATCACTGATTGTTTATACAGTTGATATGGTCAAGGAAAATGGCAACCGCGTATCAGTTCAATTAAACCAAGTGCCTGATGAAAACATCAATGCCCTTATTAACCAACCAAGCGTGATACTAAGTGAAGATGGGTTAAGCGCTACAATTCGCTTTGATGGGTTAAAAGGTATGTTGGCATGGCATAAACCGAATCGAGTCAATGCTAGCGATGGTTATAACTCATTGTATGGAGAAAGCGACCATGTAGGGAACTTCAGCAACTACGATGCGATTGATGAAGCAGGAAGTGTGATTATTGAAGAAGCGCGCATGAATAAAGATATCCGCTATATCCCTGATGAGATGCTGCAACGCGATGACAATGGTAGAGTGATCCGCTTAAATGACTTTGTTAGAAACTATAAGGTAGTGCGCCATAACCCTGACCAAAATAGCAAGAACGAAATGACGTTCTCACACTTTGCCGATAAGACACAACAACATTTAGAAAAGTGGAAAGTGTTTTTAGGGTTAGCGTGTGCCAATGCAAGTGTCAGTCCATTAACATTAGGATTAACCAATGTTGTGAGCATGGCGAATAGTGATAAGACATTGCAAGAGCGCTCACGAGTCACATTAGAAATGCGCAAAAAGAAGTTGCAACTGTGGGGAGATTTTCTTGAAAAGGCGTTCTATAAGTTGTTAGAAACTTATAACTACATGTGGAATACCTACCCTGAAGTTAAAGCAAGAGCATCATTTGAAGCAGTAGAAGCAAGCGAGATGGATATGACGATTAATGTATCATTTGCCGATTACAACGAAATGGGTGTGCTTGATAGAGCGAAAGAGTGGAGTGTTGTCTTAACACAAGGTGGCATATCTCACGAGCAATATGTCGAGCGTGTCTATGGCGATGATATGACGAAAGAGCAAAAGATGAAAGAAGTAAACACAATCAAGATTGAAAAGAACATTGGACTCAACAATCCTGAATTGCTAACCCTCGCAGATTTAGAAGAAACTCAATAAAAGGGAGAGAGGTGGTAGATGATGGCAGTAGCAACGTACAATAGCAAGCGGTTAGCACCGCCTGATAACAATGTGGCTAAGTCTACCATCTTGTCGATAGAAGAAGCATCAACGAAGATTAAAGCAATCATCGCAGAAGATTATCGGTTAGGCATACCTGTTAAAGAAACGCGTTCAAAGGTTGCCAAGATTATAAGCGAAACAGTTCTACAATTCAAAGATAGACCGCGCATGTTTAACGATGCAAGAGTTGGGTTGCTTAACCTGTTCAATAGTGCCTATTATACCTATCACGAAAATATGAAAGTAGTAAACAAAGGTATTATGAGTACGCTGCTTGTAAAGGGAATTATCAACTCTAAAGGCGAGTTCACGTTTAATAAGCAATCGTATCAACTTAAGGTTGATGGATTATTAACAGGCAATCAAGTTAAGCCAAGCGACTTGTTAGGTAATGAGCAGTTTAGAGGGTTTAGAACTGAAGTGTTTGCTACTCAACCGATGATTCGACAATACCGAGCGAGAGTGCGTGAACAATACCTGCAACTAGCAACGATGAATCCTATGGTAGATACCCAATCATTGCGATTAAAAGCGGAGATAAATGTGAGATATGAAGAGTCCATCAAGGAAGAAGCAAAACGAAAACAAGATGGGGTTAAGTTGGTATGGATCAATTCACACTCTAACTGTAGTAAAAGGTGTGAAAAGTATCAAGGCAAGTTGTACTCACTCGATGGCACTAGTGGTGTTAAAGATGGCAATAGATATCAGCCAATAGAAGTTGCTAAGCAAGGGCCTGATGGCGATGGAAATGGGTGTACTAGCGGTTATAACTGTAGGCATTACACAATACCTTATGAAACAGGTAGCACAGCGCCAACTGAGTTTGATGCAAAAGTGATTGAGCAACAACGTGAACTAGATAGAAAGCAGCGCTACTATGAAACGCAAATAAGAACAAAGAAGCAGCAGGAAGCAGTAGCAAGAGCAAGTGGAGATAAAACACTCGCTGATTCATTAAACAATCGGTGGAAGAAACAGTTATCAAGTTATCAACAGTTATCTTTAAGAAATGGTCGGCCGATTGAATTATGGCGCACTCAACTATTCAGGCAGGGTAATACATTAGTACCTGATGATGAAGTAGAAGTAAGCGAATAGATAAAAGATTGCACTATATTGCTATAATTAAATTAGAAGAAAAGGTAATAACCGCTAGTAATAGTGGGTGTTATAAATCGAGAGCAAACTCGTTAAAAGCATCTTGCCAAAAGATTAAACTCAACATCAAGTGCAGTACTTGTAAAACACTGTCGAAAGGGTGGTAGATGTATGGCAGATATTAGAGAAGTGCTAAAGGGGTTAGGAGTCGATGATGCAACGCTAGATGCAATTACTAGCAAAATCCCTGCAGAGAAGAAACTTCACTTATTAGAAGATGGTCAATTTGTACCTAAATCACGATTTGATGAAGTGAACGAGCAAAAGAACTCCTACAAGAAACAAGCCGAAGAACTTAATGCTCAAGTGAGCGAACTAGGTAAGTTCAAAGGCACTGCTGAAGAATTGCAAAAGAAGTTAGGCGAAACACAGGCGCAATATGAACAACGATTAGTAGAGCAAGAAAAGTCATTTACACAAAAGCGGTTGAACTTTGAGTTAGATACTGCAATTACCATTAACAAAGGGAAGAACGCAAAAGCCATCAAGGCACTCATTGACCAAACTGCTATCAAAGTTGATGGCGATTCAATTCAAGGTATCAGCGAGCAATTAGAGATTGTTAAAAAAGATAATCCTTATTTGTTTGATATCGAGCAACAAACTCCACCACCTAATCAAGTTGGAAGACAACAAGGCGCGCCTAATGTAGACCTTAACGAAGATGAGAAACTACGAAAAGCATTTGGCTTACCGCCAAAGAAATAGTGAAAGGAACTATTAAAACATGGGAAACAGTATTGCACAAGGTAAAACCTATATTCCGATGCTTGACCAAACTTATGCGTTGGCATCAAAAACCGCTATCTTAGATAGTGACCCTCAATTCGTTCGATTAGCCGAAAATGGAAAAGACTTTTTAGTCGGTAAGTTATCGCTGCAAGGGTTAGGCGATACTACTCGCGGTGGAAGTT